CGCGCCTGCACCGTGTCCTTGCTCTGTGTGATGTGCTGCGTGCCGCCACCGGTCTCGAAGTTGAACGACGCCTCGCTGGGAGTGGACGTGCCGCTCGTGCTGTTCTGGCTGTAGCGGACCGCTACATCCCAAAGCTGTGGCCCTATTGGCTCGATCTGGATGCTCTGACGCGGGAGCGTGTCGTAGGTCGCCGGGGAACTCGCCTGCGCCGCATCGCGGGCAGCAATGTCGTTGTCCGTGCCGCGCACGATGTAGCCGAGCTCCGCAGAGGACTGCGAGACTTGGTTCGCCTTGGTGGAGCGGCGGCTCTCGAACTTCTCAAAGACCTCAACCGGCACGAGTGATGACCTCCTTTCCTGGGGTGGGGATCAGGCGAACCGCAGTCCGTTGTCCACGCTGGCATCCAGCAGGCGCTTGGTGTTCTTGGCCGTCGCCTCTGTGGCGGTGGCCGTGCGCTCGGCGGCATCGCCACCGGTGCCGAGGCCCGAGACGGCCGCGGAACTGAATGTGCCGGTGACGCTGATGCCCTTGCCGATGGCCGCGCCGAGTCCCGACAGCCGGTCCTCGAAGTCGGCCAGCAGATCGCGTTGCGGGCGACCTGGTCCCTTCTCGGCGTCTGCGGCTTCGCGCTTCTTGCGGGCCTCTTCGATCGCGGCAGCGAGCTTCTGCTTGGCGGCGTCGAGCGCGGCCTGGGACTCTGCGAGGCCCGCAGCGGTGTCCTTACGCAGGGCTTCCTGCGCGTTCTCAAAGTCCTGGCCAATGCCTGCGAGTGTCGCCTCATGCAGCGCGGCGGCGTCGCGGCGCTGGGCCTCGCGTTCCTTGTCGCGTGCGGCCACCGACTGCTGGGCAGCGTTCTCCAGTTCGACGAGCCGGGATTCGAGCTGCTGATCGACCGCCTTCTTCGCGGCTTCGACATCGAGCCCGTCATCGAACAGCCCCTGAATCTCCAGCATTCGCTTGGCGACCCACGACGAAGCTTCCTCCCAGATCATCTGGAAGCCAGTTGCGAAGTTGGTCCAGGTCTTTGACAGGAAGGCGGTCGTCTCGATCCACGCGACCTCGAGGGAGTGGAAGACGATCTCAGCAGCAGCCAGCGCCCCGTACCACATCGAGTACGCGGTCGAGACGAAGAACTCCTTCGCCCCCAGCCACGCCTTGTTCAGCGCCGCGACGCCCTGCTGCCAGATCACCTTCAGCGACAGCCACAGGATCTCGGCGGCCAGCGCGATGTCGCCGGCGGCGAGGGCGTCGGAGATGCCGCCGACCACGTTGCCGACCCAGTCGCGCAGCTCGGTGAACTTCTCAGCCAGCCACGACAGGGCTTCGCCGCCCGCGCCGGTGACGACCAGCAGTGTGCCGCCGAGTGCCACGATCGCGGCGATGGTCAGGCCCACCGGCGTGAGCACAGCGCCGATCGCGGCCCCGATCAGGCTGAACGCCGTCCCGATCCCGCCGATGACGGCGGCCACGATGCCGAGCGCTGCACCAATCCCGGAGATGATGTAGCCAAGCCCGACGATGGCGATCCCCGCGACCGCGACGGCTGCCGCGACTTTGAGGGCCCAGACCACGGTCTCTTTGTTTGCCTTCACCCACGCCGTGGCGCTCACGACGATCCGCGTGATCCGCTCGGTGAGATCCTTGATCGTCGGTGCGAGCGCCCCACCGATGGTGAACACACCCTGCTTGAGGACCTTCCACAGCGTGCCGAGGGCATCGTTGAGTTCGGCGGCATCTCGGGCGGTCTCCGTGCTCACCGTCAGCCCGAGTTTGCGGGCCTGCTCCTGCATCTCGTTGATCCCGGCGGCTCCATCGGCCATGAGCGGCAGGAGCTTGGTCCCGGCTTTACCGAAGAGCTCCATCGCCATCGCGGCTCGTAGCGCCGGGTCTTGGATCTGTGAGATCCGATCGGCCAGGAGTTTGAACTGCTCGTCGGGGGAGAGCTTGGCGAGGTCTTGCACCGTCAGACCGAGCCGACCGAGGGCTTCATTCGCCCCTTTAGAACCCTGCGACGCCTCCGTCAGCGTCTTCTGCATGACGCGCAGACCGTTCTCCAGAGTCTCCATGTCTGTGCCGGAGAGGTCGGCGGCGTAACCGAGCTCCGACAGGGCCTCAACGCTCACGCCCGTGCGAGCGCTCATCTTGTCGAGCGCATCGCCAGAGTCGCTGAACACCTTCGCGGTGCCGAGCAGCGCCGTGATCGCCGCGACACCAATGCCCGCCATCTTGGTGCCGATGGACCGCAGCCCCGCGCCGAAGGCTTCGAGCTTCTTCTGGGCCGCCTTGAGCCCGGCGGACAGCTTGTCGCTGACGCCCAGCTCAATGAAGGCCCGGCCTGCTCGGATGCCCCGCGTATCGGCCACGTTCACTCACCCTTTCTTGATCGAGTTCCGCCACAAGAGCGGCAGGTTGGGCCGCTCCTTCTCCAGCGCCGGGGCCATGTACGGCCGCGGCGCGATCTTGACCTTCTGCGATGTCAGCTTGCCGCCGCGTCTGCGAAGCACGACGACTTCGCCGCCGTACTCCAAAGCGCTCGGTGCCTCGCTCTTCTTGAATCCCACCGGCCCGACGACGACCGAGTCGTTGGGCTTGTCGTACCCAAAGAGGATCAGCCGACGCAGACTGCCCTCATGCGAATGGGGCGGGGCCCCGCCCCCCCACGGAGCCGACCCCTTGCGTTTGCGGATGCCGATCCGCGCAACGAAAACGCCCCGGCGAGTTGCCGGGGCGCTGTGCCGAGTCAGTTGGATGAAACCGAAGCCTTATGCCGCGATCGTCGCTTGGCTCTGCTCGCCCCACGGCCCGCGTTCGCCGGTGGGGGAGACCCAGCGCATCCAGTAGTACGCGGTCTTGCCGCCGTCGGCGCTGTTGTAGTTGAGCACGAAGGGCGCGCTGGTATCGACGGCGACGAAGCGGAGGTCGCCTTCGCCGGTGGGCGGCGCGTTGCCGACGTGGTTCCAGATTTCGACGCCGAGCACGCCCGCGGGCTTGGCCTTGCGAGTCGGGGTCTGCTCATCCACGAAGCGGAGCGTGTGCTGGAGGCGAGCCCCGCACTCGATGGAGCAGATGGGCGCGGTGACGGGCGGGCCGATGGGGCCGGGCTGCTGAGCAACGGTGATGCCCAGCGCGGCCTTCTCGGCATCGCTGACGACGGCGGACGCCTGTAAGCGGCGCACGAGCGGGCGCAGGTTGGCCGTGAGGGCGGCGCGGTTCTCGTCCTTGGTCTGCTTGGCGGCCTGCGCGGCGGCCTTGGCGGCGATGTGGGCCGCGAAGCCGGTGTTCCACGCCGTCTGCGCCGTGGTGATGGGCGTCAGGTCGGCGGCGGTGAGCCCGAGCGCGGCGAGATTCGCGTTGGCATAGGTGACGAAGTTCGCCACCCACGCCTGATAGTCCGCATCGGGGCCTGGAATGTAGTCTGCCATGGTTCAGTGTCCTCTACTTTGGATTCGGCGGCTTGCACGTGGAAACGTCCAGCCGCTACCCAAGCCGTCAATCGGCACGCGGAGGACACGCCGAGGTGCATCGACGATCGCGGGGGCCGACTTCACGAGCGCGCGGAGATTTCGGGCAGATTTCCAAACACGCCGGAACGCGCCGCATCATCTATATGTGGTCTGCCCGCTGATGCAGAGAGGGCGTGCGGCCCTGTCCGTATCTCTCCCTGCCCGGAAAGGAACCTCCCGCCGCGATCGTCGTGCATTCCGACTGATTTGAGCGCGGGTGCCAGGGGCGGCAGCCCCGGCGTGGGCGAAAGATATCCACAGGCCTTGAGTGCCCTTGACAGTGCGCCCTAATGTGGCTACATTGTGCCGATGGCAACGGCTAGGCGGAAGCCCAAGAGCGAGCGCAAGGAAGAAGTGCTCCGCATCCGCGTGAGCAAAGAGCAGAAAGACGCGCTCGCTGAGGCCGCCAAGAAGGACGGATTGGACGTGTCCACATGGCTCCGTAGCTTGGCTTTGAAAGCAATCAGCTTCACGGGCGACACGCTCGACAGCGCGGCCGCGCGAAAGCGACGCGGGGGTTCCAATGGCTAAGAAGAAGCTCAAGCCTTCCCGCCGTTCGTCCGTGGCAAGGAAGCCAGTTGTGCATGCGCTGCCCAAGGCCGCGGCTGAAAGTGAAGTGGAGGCGTACCACTACATCCGCGAGCGCTTGAAGGAGATGGGCTGGTCTACGAAAGATCCCAACCGGCACGCTGGCGGAGAGGTGTGGACACAAAACCAGTGCTTGAGCCACCCGGAAATCAAGAAATGCCTGGGACTTGCCCGCCCTGAGAATATTGTCAAACTCTCCGAGAAGCAGCTGTGGGTCATCGAAGCGAAGAGCAAGCGGGCGATGCTTGATCAAGCGATCCGCGAGGCCGAGGACGACTACGCGCGGCCGATCAACGACCGGGGACGGCTCACAGTGCCGCTTATCAGCGGCGTCGCCGGGAACGACACGACGGGTTACGAAGTCCGGTCGTTCCTGCTGGTGGGCAAAAACTACAAGCCTGTGACGATCAACGGCAGCCCCGCCACCGGGCTGCTTGACCGGGAGTCGATACGAACGCTGTTGGATAGCGGCGATCCGAATATTGCCGACCTGGTAATTGACGAAACCACGTTCTTGAAGGCCGCCGAGGGCATCAACAAGACACTCCACAACGGCGGCATCAACAAGAACGACCGAGCGCGCGTCATGGCGGCCCTGCTTCTCTCATTGGTCGAAGGGACCGGACCAGCGGTCGAATCGGAGCTTCCGATCATCATCGCGGACATCAACGCCCGTAGCGAAGCCCTTCTTCGGAAGCACGGGAAACGGGAGTTCTTCCCGTTCGTGAAGATCGAGCCGCCGACCAACACCGAGAATCACGTCAAGTACCGCGCGGCCTTGATTCAAACGATTCAAACCCTGAACGACTTGAACATCCGCTCCGCGATGAACTCGGGCGCGGACGTCCTGGGCAAGTTCTACGAAGTGTTCTTGAAGTACGGCAACGGGGCCAAAGAAATCGGAATCGTCCTGACGCCGCGACACGTGACCCGATTTGCCGTAGACACGATTGGAGTCGGGCCGTCGGATGTGGTGTACGACCCCGCCTGCGGCACGGGTGGCTTCCTTGTCGCCGCGTTCGATCATGTCCGTCGCAACGCGAGCAAAGCGCAGATTGAACAGTTCAAGCAGCACAACTTGTTCGGCGCGGAACAGGAATCGGCGGTCGCCGCTTTGGCGATCGTGAACATGATTTTCCGGGGCGATGGCAAGAACAACATCGTCGAAGCAAACTGCTTTTCGAAGTTCCTTCGCAGAAAGACCGTGAACGGAAAGCCATCGGCCGCATACGGCAATACGGTCCCCCCGGTTGGTGAAGAGGGCGTCACGCGGGTATTCATGAATCCTCCGTTCGCACTCAAAAAGAGCGACGAGCAGGAGTTCCGGTTCATCGATACTGCGCTGAAGAGCATGGAGGACGGCGCAATCCTCTTCGCGATCGTGCCGCTGTCGGTGATGGCCGAAGGGGGACAGCACGCTGTTTGGCGGCGCGACACGCTCCTTGCACATCACACCCTGCTTTCAGTAGTCAGCTTTCCCGAGGAGTTGTTCTACCCAGTTGCCAATCAAACTGTCGGCCTTGTCGTTAGGAAGGGCACGGCGCACCCGAAGACAGCGCCCGTGCTTTGGGCCCGTGTGGTCAATGATGGCTTTCGCAAATCCAAGGGCCGCCGCCTTCCAGTTCCCGCAGGAACGCCCAACGATCTGGACAGGCTCGTCCCGATCCTCCGCGCATTTCTTACCAACCCCGGCGCACCCGTGGCGACTGAGCCCGAGTTCGTCAAGGCAGGGCCGATCGACTACACCGATCCAATCTTGGAGCTTGTGCCCGAGGCGTATCTACCAAGCGTCGTGCCGACGCCACAAAGCCTTTGGGACAGGCTCGACAAGCAGGTTCGGGAGAATATCGCGGCCTTCGTTCGCGTTGATCTTGATCTCGGCACCAACGGCACTCAGAACATCCTCGATGATGCGGCCGCAACGCCACGCGTTAAGGGTTCCCATTCGCCCAAGTCGGTGCCGAAAATGCAGCCCGTTCGGTTGGATTCGGTGTTCGAGCTTTTTGCGGGCCATTATCACAGCCTGTCGGACCTTGACCCTGGCGTCACACCCGTCATTTCCTGCGGTAATGGTGACAACGGGGTCGTGGGCTGTTTCAGTGTCGAGGATGAGAGCAAGTACGCCCACGCTCTGACAATCGCCTTCAACGGGCGACCCCTGACCACCAAGATGCATCCATACGAGTTTGCCTCCAAAGACGATGTGGCCGTTGCGTTCCCCCCGGCAAACATTCCGGCTTCGGCGCTCGTGTTCGTACAGGCGGCGTTGAACGCCGAGACTTGGCGATTCTCATACTACCGGAAGTGCTTCAGAGAAAAGCTGGGGCGCACCGTGGTTACGTTACCGGTGAAAGCCGATGGCAAGCCCGATTTTGCCTTCATGCAATCGGCGGTCGAAGCCCAGCCGTATTGGTGGTTCCTCAACCCGCGACTGACGACTTGGACACCGACCAAGGCGGAGGACGCGGAAGAGGATTCGATCAACTAAGCCGCCACCGTCGCCGTCGTCACGTCCGACCACGGTCCCTTTTCGCCGCGGGTGTTGACCCAGCGGAGCATGTAGACCGCGGTTTTCCCGCCGTCGGCGGCGCGGAAGTCGGTGCGGAGCGTCGGGCGGGTGGTCATGGTCAGGAACGACAGGACGCTCGGGTCCGTCGGCGCGGGCTGGCCCGCGTCGATGAGTTTGACCCACACCTCCGCGCCCGCAACCCCTTCGGGCTTGCCTCGGCGTGTCGGTGAGCCTTCATCCACCAACCGCAGTTCGTGCGTCAGCCGCGAACCGCCCTCGACGCTCACCAGCGGGCGCGTCGTCGGCGTCGGGCTCGGGGTCTTGCTCGTGTCGCGCACGGTGATCCCGATCTCGGCCCGGTCGGCGTCGGTCGTCTTGGGGTACCCCTGCACGAAGTTGGTCACGGGGCGAATCTCCCGCTCCAACTCCGCGCGGGCTTGGTCCTTGGCCTGACGGGCCGCCTCGGCCCGCTGCTGGGCCGCGACGTGCGCGGGATACTGCGCATTCCACGTTTCCAAAGCCTTCTTGAGATTGGTCAGGTCGTCGATGTTGAACCCGTTGGCCTCCCACCATTTAGACAGGGCCTCGTAGTAGTGGTTCGCCCACGCCGCAAAGTTGCCGTCGGGCCGGGGGATGTAGTTGCTGGTTCCGCGTGCCATGTGCGAGCCTCCGAATGCCGATGATTCCTCAGCGGGGAACGGCCCCGCTTTGTTCCGCACCGTGTGGACTGCATTCCCATCGGCTCGGAATGGGCTCCACTTCAGTCAAAGAAGATTCCGAATCAAATGGAACACGCTCCAAGCGGCAAGGATGACGCTCCACGCCGCCCGGAACATGCTCCCCACTTCTCGGAGCGTGTTCCGAGTGGTTCGGATGATGCTCCGCGCCGTGCGGAGGCAAGCCGCCGCGCGGGTCCGGCGAGTTGGTGCCGAAGTCGTGGTACCCACGCATCCGGATGCCGAGCATGTTGGAGTCCGCGTCGGAGGTCTTGACGTGTGGGGGGGCGGGGCTTCCTGGCCGTTGAGGAACGCCATCTCGATGACGGGCAGGTCGCTGGGGTCGGCGAGCAGGTACCACGCCTTGGCCGAGTTGCCGGTGTAGAGCGCGTTGGAGAGGTAGCGGCTGACCTCGATGCGGACCCCCCCCTTGCCCTGGTGCGGGTTGGCCACGGGGAACTTCACGTTCACCGTGGTGTCGCGCATCTCCACGCTCTTATAGAGCTGAGTGCCCACCGCCGAGAGCGCCGTGGGGACGAGCAGGATCGACGGCATGACGCCCGTGGGCTTGCCGTCCGAATCCACGAGGTCCATGAACGTGACCTCGCCCTTGGTCAGGCCGTCGATACCGAGCGCAGTGTCCGCGCCCGAGATGAAGTTCTTATTGCCGACGGCGAAGAACGCGGCGTTGTTCATGAACGCCGTCCAGAAGACGTCGTTGATCTTCAGGCCCGCCCCCCCAGCCACGACCGAGCTTGCGGGGCACCGTGGTGATGGCCCCGAGATCATCGTTGATGATGTCGCGTGGGGGGGGCGGTCGATCAAGAGCATCAGGCCGTAGGTGTCGGCCTTGTTGGTGTAGGTCTCCTCGCCGAGCGTGCCCTGCTTGAGCTCGCCGCCGGGGGCGACCTGCTCGTACTGGTCCTTGCCGACCAGGCGGTAGCTGGTGACGGTCTTGAAGTCGCTGACGTTGCGGACGGCGCAGATGCTCCGCCACACGCGCTCGACGCTGAAGAAGCCCTCGAGCAGGAACTTGTTGGCGACGTTGGAGAGGATGCCGCCCACGTCGATGGTCGTCATGCCCGCCTCGATGCCGCGTCCGAACGCGGCTTCGAGCACGCGGCGGCTGTCGCGGAACGTGCGGCCCGTGTAGCCGTTGGCGATCGCGGCTTCGAAGAGGAGCTCCTGCAGGCCCAGCCCGCCCTGGAACCGCTTGGCGGCGATCTCGATTGCCTGCGTGGAGCAGACCTTCTCGATGCCTTCGAGCTTGGCGCTCTGGAAGCACGCGGCTTCGAGGACCTCGCTGGTGACGCTGGTGTCGGGCGCGTGGATGGCCGGGGCCTTGGGGCGGCTCGCGCGGAGGACCTCGAGCTCCGTCCGCGTGGCATCCCAGTTGTCGCGGATGGCCTGAGCCTCGATCTCGCTGTGCTTGCCGCCGCAGACCTTGCGGACGGCGGCGATGCGAGCGGTCTCAGCGAGCGCCGCCGCGCGGACCTGTTCGGGCGTCTGCTCGGTGGCGATGATTGGGGACGGGGTGGGATTGGAAGTCGCGGGGTCGTCGGCCATGACGCTGGGCTCCTTGTTCTGACGCGCGGCGATGCTCGCGCTGGTGCGGCCGTCTGCGCCGAGATCCACGAAGCTGATCTCGCCGAGCGTGGCCTTGCGGACGACGTTGACCGGGCCGGTGAGTTCCTGGCCGTTGACCGTCGCCTTCTGGTTGTCCTTGATGAACTCGAACTCCTCGACGCTCGCGCCGACGGAGGCCTGCCAGGGGAAGCCGTTCCGCGAGGACGCGACGACTTCCTTGGCGGCGCTCGTGTCGCGTGAGATCACGCCCGTCGCCACGAGCTGCCCGGCCTCGACGCGGATCGAATCGGTGTGGCCGACGCCCGACAGCGGGTCGTGCCCGAAGCGGATGGGGCGTGCCTGCGAGGGAACCGCCAGGCCCGCGAGGTCGATCACGACCGGGTGACGCCAGCCCGCGACACGCATCGCGCCGCCGGTGTACGCGACCATCTTGAACCGGGGCAGCGGTGCACTCTGGCCTTCCGTCGCAGCGGTGAACGAGATGTCGGCCGTCGCGGTCAGAGTGAGCGCGGGCAGGATCTTGGCGGATTCAGCGGTGACTGGCACTGGCGGTCTCCTCATCAACTTGGTCTGCGGGGTCTTCGGCGGGGGCGTTCGCAGCCGGAGCGGCGGACGGTGCGGTTGCGAGCGCGAGGCCGAGTTCGTTCATGAGCGTGAGCTCTTTGGCACGCTGGCGGAGCTCTTGCTCCCAGTCGCGGCCTTGCCGGGCGAACTCCGCGGCGAGCGTGGTCGTGTGGTTGGCCAGGCGGGTGGCCTGGGCGTTGGCCTCTTTGGCGGGATCGACGTGCTCGACGCCATCCCAGAACCACGCGTGCTCGGGCAGGGTGGCGGCGATGGTTCGGAGGGACTGCGGAAGCAATCCCTCGACGAGCACAGCCTCGTTGAGCCACGCCTTCAAGATGCGATCGAGCACGGCGAGCTGCAGGTGGTGCTGCTCGACGCG